CTACATTTGTTGAATCACTATTGAATTCATAAGTAATACATTTTTCATTACCTGTTTTTGGGTTAGTTAATACGTTATCCATAGCATTTAACATTTTATTTTTATTATCAAAAATATTAATAAAATTTGATTCTTTTGATTCTTTTGATTCATGCGTTGCATGAATTATAGGATTTGGAATTACTTTTATTGTTTTAAGTGGTAAAGGTTGTTGTACTACTTGTTCTACTACTATAGATGGCGTCTCTACATTTGCATATTTATCATGAAAAGCAGCGTGATCATAGTATTTATTATTTTCAAGAACAATTCGCAATCTATCTTTATTATCTTTATTATGAGGATCATTATTTTTCTTTGTTTTTACTAAATCTCTAAATGTTGGTTTAGCACCATTTTTTAAACATCCATAACTTGGTTCTTTATTGGATTGATATATTAAATTGTCATTTGGTATATCAATATGAACGTCTAAGTTTGAAACCTTTAATGTTTTCTTCTTCTTCTTTTCTTTATTTTTTTTAGCTAAATCATGTAAAAAAGTGAGAGATTTATTAAATTCTCTCTCAAAATCACTATTTTCTAATGTATTAGAATCAAATAAGTTGGGGGCTTGTGATTCTAATACTTTTGTATCATTTAACTTTTCAACTTCTTTATTTTTTTGATAATCTTTTACTTTTTTTAATAACTCTTTTTTTAATTTATTAGATTTTAATGCTTGATTTGCATTTTGAACGGGTTTAACTTTTTTGTTCTTTAATGTTTGTCTTTTAGTTGGAAACTTAAAAGCTTCCGGATTTATTGTTAATATTTTTTGAGTAGACATAATAATAATAAACTAATATTTAAATATTGGTTTCTTAACATAAAAATTAATAAATATTATTTTATAAATAATATACATTATTTTATAAAATTGATTATAAATTAAAGATAATTTAATTTATAATATTATGACTTCTAATTGCGACACAAATGAGTGCAATGATTCGGAAACTCCATGGATTTTTATTGAATCCTATTTTAAACAAAAACATTTAAAGCAATTAGTAAAGCATCAATTAGAATCCTATAATTATTTTGTAAATAATCAAATCCAAAATACTATTGAAATGTTTAATCCATTACTAATTAGTTCAGACCATGACTATATTAAAGAGTTTAATATGCACAGACTTGAAATTGAAATAAATTTTGAAAATTTGTGTATTTATCGTCCACAAATTTATGAAAATAATGGATCAACAAAAATTATGTTTCCACAAGAGGCTCGTTTGCGAAATTTCTCATATTCTTCAGCTATGACAATTGATTTAGATATTAAATATAGTGTGCGTAATGGTGAAAATTTTAAAAATGTTCTTAACTTTCAGAAGAAAATTAAAAACATACATATTGGTAAAATTCCAATTATGCTAAAATCTGATTTGTGTGTATTAAATCAATATAAACATTTAGATCATAATGAAACAGGAGAATGTTATATGGATCCAGGAGGATATTTTATTATTAATGGTTCTGAAAAAACATGCATCGGTCAAGAACGTGCGGCTGAAAACCAAATTTATTGTTATAATATTGAAAAAAATAATAATAAATGGTCTTGGATGGCTGAAATGAAATGCATTCCTGATTGGAAATGTATATCTCCAAAACAAATTAATATTTTTATGGCATCAAAAAATAATGGATTTGGATTCCCATTATATTTACAAATTCCTCGCATTAAAATTCCAATCCCATTATTTGTTATTTTTAGAGCATTAGGTATTATTAGTGATAAAGAAATTTGTGAACTAATTGTATTAAATATTGACAATGCAGCTATGAAGAAAATGTTAGAAGCATTAAGAGGTTCTATTATTGACGCAAATAAATATATGACACAAGAATGTGCGATTAAATACATTGTCAATAATGTGATTTATACTCCTATGAATATGGATAAAGAAACTGGTTCAAAGAAAAAATATAATTTTGCCATGGATGTATTAAATAATGATATTTTTCCACATTGTAAAACTGAAAAACAAAAAATTTATATGCTTGGTTATATGACAAATATTTTAATACAAACTTCTTTTGGGTGGTTAGAAGAAGGTGACCGTGATTCTTATATTAATAAGCGTATTGATTTGACTGGTTCTTTATTAAATAATTTACTAAGAAACTATTTTAATAAACTTGTTAAAGATATGAAAAAACAAATTATTCGTGAAATTAATACTGGTTCTTGGAAATCAACTGACGATTATGAAAATATTATTACAAAAACTAATATATATAAAATTATCAAGTCTACTACCATTGAAAATGGAATTAAGCGAGCATTAGCAACTGGAGATTTTGGTATTAAACAAGTAAATAGTAATAAAGTAGGTGTGGCGCAAGTGTTAAATCGTCTTACATATATTTCTAGTTTAAGTCATTTACGTCGTATTAATACACCAATTGATAAAAGTGGAAAATTAGTTCCGCCCCGCCGTCTTCATAATTCAACATGGGGATTTTTATGTCCCGCAGAAACACCAGAAGGGCAATCAATTGGTATTGTAAAAAATTTAGCCTATTTGGCACATATTACAATTAATTCAAATAGTTCTGGTTTATATGAATATATATTGCCAATTATTGAATCAATCGATAATTATAGTGGAACATATAAAGAATTATATGATTATGTAAAAGTATTTATTAATGGTACTTGGGTAGGAATAACAAAAGAACCAAAACAAGTGGTTGCAAACTTAAAAGAGAAAAAATACAAAGGCATTATTAATATTTATATTTCTATTATCTTCAATAGTAAATTAAAAGAAATTCGGGTCTGCAACGATGCTGGGCGCATTTGCAGACCACTTTTAAAAATTAAAAATAATAAACCAATTTATGACTCTGCAATTGTTAAACGAGTACAATGTGGAGAACTTAGTTGGGATGATTTATTAATTAGTATTAAACTTGAAGACTCGGTTATTGAATATGTTGACTCATATGAACAAAATAATGCTTTAATAGCAATGAGAATAAGTGATCTAACTAGTGAAACAACTAATAATAGTAATGCTATTCATCATTATAGTCACTGTGAAATTCATCCAAGCACCATATTTGGAATTTTGGCGTCTTGTATTCCATTTCCTGATTCAAACCAATCGCCAAGAAATACATATCAATGTTTAGATGTTAATACCCCGGTTTTAATGAAAGATAATACTTATAAATTAATTAAAGATATTAATGTTTATGATTGCGTCCAAACATTTGATCCAAAAACGATGAAAACAAGTTATACTAAAGTAATCAATCAATATGTTAGAATAACAGAAAAACAAATGTATAATATTACAACATATTCAGGTAAATCATTTAATGCTACATTCGACCATAAATTTATGACATTTAATGGATGGAAAGAAGTACATGAAATGCGTGTATATGATGATTTGATTGGTATTAAACCAGATGTTAAAGAAATGTCATCTATTCATAATAGCAAAGAATTAATTTATGATAGCAAAAAATTTAAGTCTAGTTTACTTAGTCTAAGAGTTAATGAAAGTCTTTGTACTAAATATATTAACATTTTAACTAAACTTGGATTGATGCCTTTATATAATAATAATAACAAAGTTCCAATTTTAGCGAAAATTGTTGGTTATGCTTTAACAAATGGAAGATTAACATATGATGATTACAACAATACATTTACAATTATGTTGACTTTTAAAAGCATTTGTGATTTAGATATTTTTGAGTTAGATGTTGAAGAATTGGGATTTGCTAAATCCAAAAGTGCGAAAAACAATTATCAGCAAAATAGTGACAATGAAACTAATAAACCAATAAATGTATATTATAAAGGGGCTTTTGCATGCTTATTACAAGTTTTAGGATTAAACGACACATTAGTATATTATGATACTATTCCACAATGGATAAAAGATGGGTCTGATTTAGTAAAACGCGAATTTTTAGCAGGTCTTCAAGGAAGTTGTGGTGGAATAATAGCATATAAAAATGAAAAAGATTGTGTTAAATATTATTGTGAACCATTATTATTTAATAAAACTGGTTTGCTAAAACAAAATTTAAACAAAATACTTAGTTCTATTTCACAATTATTTACTTATTTTGGAATCAGTAATACTTTATTTTATAAAGTACAAGGCAATACAGAAGAACTAAATAATGATGTTTATTTAGAAGACTATGATAATTTTGGATTACAGATTACTAATGAAGAAACAAATTTAATCAAAACTAATAGCCTAATTGGTTATAAATATGATAATTATAAAAATACTAGAAGTGCATTAGTTATTGAATATTTAAACTATAAACAATCACTATATTATGATAAAAAAATTAGTATTGATTTATTTGTTGAAAAATGTAAAATTATTAATGACGCATTATTTATTCCATTAATGACAAAGACTAAAATAGACAATGTTCTTATTTCTGATATTACAACACAATCTGAAAATCATAGTTTCTTTATTAAAGGCGGATTTATGACACATAATAGTGCAATGGGGAAACAAGCAATTGGAGTATATGTAACTAATTATGATAATAGAATGGATAAAACGGCCTATGTGCTAACATATCCAATGCGTCCATTAGTTGAAACACGTGTAATGAATATTATTAAATTAAATAACATTCCGTCAGGACAACAAGTAATTGTTGCTATTGCTAGTCATAGTGGATATAATCAAGAAGATTCATTGTTATTTAATAAAGGTTCAATTGATAGGGGTCTATTTTTAGCTACAATTTATCATACAGAAAAAGATGAAGATAAAAAATTATTTGGGAATGAAGAAATTAGGTGTAAACCAGATAAAAGTAATACAAAAAATATGAAATTTGCTAATTATGATAAATTAGACTCAAAAGGAATTGTTAAAGAAAATACATTAATTGAAGATAGAGATATTATTATTGGAAAAGTATTACCAATTAAAGAAAACAAGAATGATTTTACAAAAACAATGAAACACAGTGATGAAAGTATTTCATTTAGAACCCATGAAGAAAGTTATGTTGATAAAAATTACATTGAAACAAATGGAGATGGCTATAATTTTTGCAAAGTTAGAATTCGTAATTATCGTAAACCAGTAATTGGTGACAAATTTTCAAGTCGTCACGGACAAAAGGGCACAATTGGTAATATTATTCCCGAAGAAGATATGCCGTTTACAGCTGATGGATTAAAACCAGATATTATTATTAATCCTCATGCTATTCCAAGTCGTATGACAATTGCACAATTAAAAGAAACACTATTAGGTAAAGTATTATTGCAATTAGGATTGTTTGGTGATGGTACAAGTTTTGGTGAATTTGAAATTTCTAGTATTATTAATAAATTAAATGATTTAGGATATGAATCAAAAGGAAATGAGCTAATGTATAATGCACTAACAGGTGAACAACTAACAATGAGTATATTTATTGGTCCAGCATTTTATCAGCGTCTTAAACATATGGTTAATGATAAACAACATAGTCGTTCTATTGGACCGATGGTAAATTTAACAAGACAACCTGCCGAAGGTCGGGCGCGGGATGGTGGATTAAGATTTGGAGAAATGGAACGTGATTGTATGATTTCACATGGTGCATCGCGATTTACAAAAGGTAGAATATTTGATGCATCAGATGCATATAGTACATTTGCGTGTGCGAAATGTGGTTCAATTGCTGCTTTTAATAATAAAGAACATATTCATTATTGTAATATGTGTTCAAATAGAAGCGATTTTAAATACATTGAAATTCCATATGCTTGCAAACTAATGTTTCAAGAATTACTTACTATGAATATTGCTCCGCGTATTTTATGTGAATAAATAAAACATTTAGTAACTATTTATTTAGTATTTAATATTTAGCAACTATTTATTTAGTATTTAATATTTAGCAACTATTTATTTAGTATTTAATATTTATTTATTCAGTATTTATTTATTTATTTATTTATTTATTTATTTAGTATTTATTTATTTAGTTATTTAGTATTTTTTTTATATTTTTATATAACATTATATTAATTATGGCTTTTAGTCCTTCTACATTGGGAGGATCTAATGGAAAAGCACCTATAATTTTTGGAGCAATGGACGGAGGCAATGAACGTGCTTTAGCGCGAAAATATTTATCAAAAGCATTTGGAAATATGAAAAATAGTGGTCTAAATAGTTCCCCACTTTTATATGAAAGAAACATTTTAGGACCATTTAGAACTGCATTTAATGCTGGTGATGTTATTACAAACAGTATTGTAGATACAAATAGTTTATATGGTACGGAGTCTAATCAAGTAGGAGGAAATAATTTATCAAGATTACAGAGACGTGGAGATGGAAAGTCGGGACAAAATGGAACAGCTATGTATTCAGGAAATACAAAATACGTTCATGCAGGATCCGATTATATTAGATTTAAAAAATTACAAGCGCTCAATAAAACATATAATGATAAGAGTTTTGGTGGTGCAGATAATTCTCAACATCAAATAGCTATATATAGAATTCGAAAATAAACTAAATTATTTATTTAGCCAATTTAATATTTTAAGTTTTATTTAAACACTAAACTTAAAATATTAAGTTATAATATAAAATAATGGACGAACTATCTACTTTAAATACTGAACCAACAGTAGAACCTGTAATAGACGTAACTCATGAACCTATTTCTGAACCAATTGTAGAACCTGTAATAGAAGTAACTCCTGAACCAATTGTAGAACCTGTAATAGAAGTAACTCCTGAACCAACACCTGAACCAACCGTAGAACCAATCGTAGAACCAACACCTGAACCAACAGTAGAACCAACACCTGAACCAATCGTAGAACCAACACCAGAACCAACACCAGAACCAACACCGGAACCTGTACCCGAACTAGTCCCTGAACCAGTCCCTGAACCAACACCTGAACCAATCGTAGAACCAATCGTAGAACCAACACCGGAACCTGTACCCGAACCTGTACCCGAACTAGTCCCTGAACCAGTCCCTGAACCAACACCTGAACCAATTGTAGAACCAATCGTAGAACCAATCGTAGAACAAGTTGTAGAACAAGTTGTAGAACCAACACCTGAACCGGTCGTAGAACCTGTTGTAGAACTTGTTGTAGAATCTGCGGTAGAACAAGTTGTAGAACAAGTTGTAGAACCACTAGTAGAACCAACATCAGAACAAGTTGTAGAACCAACATCAGAACAAGTTGTAGAACCAGTCCCAGAACCAGTCCCAGAACCAGTCCCTGAACCAGTCCCAGAACCAGTCCCAGACCTTGAATCTCAACCAGTTGTAGAACAAGTTGTAGAAGTAACACCTGAACCTGTCCCTGAACATGAACCTGAACAAGTTGTAGAACCAACGCCTGAACCTCTTCCTGAACCAGTTCCTGAAGAAGTTATAGAACCAACGCCTGAACCAGTCCCTGAAGAAGTTATAGAACCAACACCTGAACCAGTCTCTGAAGAAGTTATAGAACCAACGCCTGAACAAGTTATAGAACCAACGCCTGAACCAGTCCCTGAAGAAGTTATAGAACCAACACCTGAACCAACACCAGAACCAGTCCCAGAACCAGTCCCTGAAGAAGTTATAGAACCAACACCTGAACCAACACCAGAACCAACACCAGAACCAGTCCCTGAACCAGTCCCTGAACAAGTTATAGAACCAACACCTGAACCAACACCTGAACCAACACCAGAACCAACACTCGAACCAGTCCCAGAACCAGTCCCAGAACCAGTCCCAGAACCAGTCCCCGAACCAGTCCCCGAAGAAGTTATAGAACCAACACCCGAACCAGTCCCAGAACCAGTCCCTGAATCAGTCCCAGAACAAGTTATAGAACCAACACTCGAACCAGTCCCTGAAGAAGTTATAGAACCAATACCTGAACCAGTCCCTGAACAAGTTATAGAACCAACAGTAGAACCAGTCCCTGAACAAGTTATAGAACCAACACCCGAACCAGTCCCTGAACAAGTTATAGAACCAACACCCGAACCAGTCCCTGAACAAGTTATAGAACCAACACCTGAACCAGTCCCTGAACAAGTTATAGAACCAACACCTGAACCAGTCCCTGAAGAAGTTATAGAACCAACACCCGAACCAGTCCCTGAGCAAATAGTAGAACCAACACCCGAACCAGTCCCTGAACAAGTTATAGAACCAACACCCGAACCAGTCCCTGAAGAAGTTATAGAACCAACTCCTGAACAAGTTATAGAACCAACACCCGAACCAGTCCCTGAACAAGTTATAGAACCAACGCCTGAACCTGTTCATGAACCTGAACCTGAGCCAGTCCCTGAACCAATAGTACAACAAGCACCTGTTCCATCTGAAGTTGTCTTACAAGAACCTCTTGCGGAAGATAATAGCTCAGAATTAATAGTTGCAGAAGTTTTAAATAATACGATACAATCAGTTATAACATACAAAGAAGTAACTGAAAATATATTAACATATGAAAATTATATGGCATTACAACAAAAAACATCTAACAATGTAGAAAACTCTCAAAAAAAAGTTACAAAAAAAACACTTTACTTTGTTGATAAGATATCTAAAATGAGTATGAAATTATTTTAATGTTGAATTAAATCATTTTATTATTTTATAATTTTATATAAAATAATAACATTTATTTAATAGTTAATTTGAGGGGCTTTAGACACATATCTGTCTTTAAATTCACCCCTATCAACTGCTTTTTCTGTATATTGTTTTCCACCCCAATTGGGGTCCATTGGATTTACACTCGTTTTATCGCCACTGTTAAACATTTTATCAATAGGATTATCTAATCCTATATCTTGATTATGAACATCTATTCCATGATAACTATTTTTATTAAATTCTTGATTATTATCTTTTGTAGCATCTAAAATCTTATTTTCTTCAATATAATTTTCTGAATCTTTAGTCAAAGGATCTCTATAAATGGATGGTAATCCACCTTGATTTTCAAAAATAGAGGGTTTTACTTGAATTAGTTCATTATTTTGAGTATCAGTTGTATATTGTAAATATAATACAGGACAGTTTATATTTTGACTATTTTGCCATTCTATAAATTCACTATAGTCTTCTAAACTTTTAAATTGAATTGGATTTACACCAGGTACAATAGCTAACTTCGAATTATATAAATAATAAGACCCATCTTTTTCAATTAACATATTTGGGCATCTAGGTTTAGATGTAGAACTATTATTTTCCATAGTTTCATAATATTTATATGAATTTATATAATAATACAACCCCAATAGTGTAAAACAAACTATTATAAATAGTTTGCCGTTTTCATAATTTATTTTAAATGTCATATATTTATATATTTATATTAATAATATATATTTTATTGTTATTTATAACAATGTAAAAAATCAATATATTAATTCATAAAAAATCAATATATTAATTTATAAAAAATCAATATATTAATTTATAAAAATTATATATAATTATATATATAATATGTTAATAAAAGTATTGCAAAATAATGTTGTAAATAATGATGAATTAAATAAACTAATAAATAATAATACACTTTTTGTTGGTGCTTTTAGTCAATCGTGTCATCATTGTGTAAGTATGAAACCAGAATGGATAAAATTCAAAAAAATGGCACAATCTACTTATTCAAATTTACAAGGTGTTATTTTAGAAATAGATTCATCATTATTATCATTAATAACAAATCCATTACTAACTAATAGTGTGAATGGTTTTCCAAGTTTATTTATTATAAAAAATAAACAAGTTAGTCATTATAATAATGAGAGAACTGCGTTTGAATTTATGAAGTTTTTTAAATCAAATATAGCAAAATCACAAAACAAAAATAAAAATAAAAATAAAAAATACGATAAATATAAATCATACAAAAATAAAACCAAGTTATACAAAAACAAATATTATCCTAAATCTTTTAATAAAACTTTAAAAAAGTAGTAATTTTATGCAATTATGTTCTTAAATTTGGATTTACACAAACTGCCATAGTTGGAAATATGTCTCCAGATAAACAATTATTTTTGGAGGATACCTTAGCACAATATCTTGCATTATTAATTTTACCAATATAACAATATCCATTTTGTTGCATATCACTTCGAATAGGTGCGGGTTCTGTTTGTTCTTTTTTAACTATTAATTTTTTAATATCATCAGGTACATTTTGAACTCTATTTTCTATTTTTCTCTCTTCTTTCAACATTGTCATATCATCATCTTCTGTTTCTTCTGTTTCTTCTGTTTCTTCTGTTTCTTTAATATTACTATCTATAATTTGTTTTTCTAGTTTTACATCTATTGTTTTATCTTTTTTAATATTTGATTGTAAATAATCAATTGCCGATGTAGTTCCTTCTGTAACAAATGTAACACTATTAGTAAATAAATCGGTAATAAACTTTAAAAAAGTTTGCAAAAATGTTGAAGATTCAGACACTATTGCCTGTGTTCCTTGAGAAGTATGTTTTAATGTTGTTTTTGCTGTTTCGCCGCTGAAATAAGCAATTGTATAAGTAAAAGGAGAAACTAGTGTGGTAATAATATCTGTTCCTTGTGCCAAATATTGAAATATATTAAACCCAAAAAAGGCCAATAATAAAATAATTGCAAACCAAAATAATATTTTTTTAAATAAACCATAATATGATCCGCTATTTTCATAATTATTATTATTATTTGGTAATCCTTGACTAATTATTTTAGAACCAATATTTTTAATTGGAGTATTTACAAATTGATCGAAAGTAGTATTAATATTTGAACCAAAACTTTTAATTGGTGGATTAATATTATTTTCTAGTTTGTTACTAATATTTTGACCCACATTTTTAATAGGACTATTTACAATTTTTCCAAATTTATTACTTATGTTTGAACCAATATTTGAACCAATATTTGAACCAATATTTGAACCAATATTTGAACCAATATTTCTAATGGGTGTCTTTACAATTTGTTGTAATCTATTATTTATAGTTGAACTGTTAGTATTCATTATATATAATATTATACATAAAATAATATTATACATAAAATAATATTGTAATAATATTCTATTAAATTATATACATTTATATATATGATAAATAAAAGTAGTATAATTACTAAATCTTATAAATATAATAAATCCAATAAAACTTATAAATATAATAAATCCCATAAATCCAATAAATATAATAAATCCAATAAATCCAATAAATCCAAAAAATCTAACTCTTTTAGTCCATTAATTAATAAAAAATTAATTATTCATTCATTAAAAACATTAAGACCAAAAACACTTAAATTATGTGATGATTTACTTAGTATAAATATTAAAATAGATAATAAATATAGTTGTAAAAATTATAATGATCATGACGTTCAAAAAATATTATTATATAATTTAAGAGCATCAAAACATTTAGATGTTTCAAAATTTATTCCACCAATTCAAATGTTATCTAATTGTTGGTTTAATACTATGTATGTTACCTTTTTTTTTAGTGATAAAGGTAGAAAGTTTTTTAGATTTTTTAGAGAATTAATGATTATTGGAAAAAAAATAGATAATAGTCGAATACCAAGTACTCTTGCAAAATTATTTTTTATATTAAATTTATTTATTGAAGCATCATATAATCAAACATCAAAATCGCATTTATTTTACAGTAAAATAAATAGTTTATCTAATAAATTAAATACAAATTATTTTATTTATCATATTTATAAAATAATAAAAAATGATCCATCTTCTATTGATCCAAATTTATTAATTACTAATAATAATAAAATGTATGATATTCCAAATATTAATGAGTCAGGTAATCCTCTTAGTTATTATGAAGAACTATTAAAATACTTAAACTATAATAGTTTAAAATTTATGAAGCACAAATTTGTAGCAAAAAATTTGATTAGTGATTTAATTCAAAAGAACTTTAATAATATACATGTTAATAATATTCCAGATATTATTATTTTTGAAGATTTTCAAAGTGGAACATTATTTGAAATAAATTATAATTTTATTACTACACATAATAAAAAATATAATTATGTATTAGATTCTATAATATTAACAAATAAAGACCATTTTGATCCAAAAGCAAATAGTCATTTTGTAAGTCTATTAACTATTAACAAAAAAAATTATAAATATGATGGAAGTAGTATATCTAAATTGGAACCTTTTAATTGGATAAAACTAATAAATAAAAATAAAGATTGGTATTTTAAAGAAAATCCATTATATAAAAATGAATTATATAATTGTACGAAAGGATATAAGATAATGTTTTATTATAGAAGTTAAAAATTAAAAATAATACTAAAAACCATTAATTAATTCTATTTTTTCTATAGTTTTTTCTAAATTTGTTTTATTTAAATTTGTAAATAAATAATCTGTTTTTGGAGTCACTTCATTTTTCTTAATTTCTTTGTAAATAGTGTCTATTTTTGATACAATTGCTTCTATTTTCTCGGGATATGTTATAATAGCACTATTTATATTGCTATTTTCTATTAATAAAGCAAATGCAAAATATATTATATATTTTCTCTTCTTTTTAACACTATTATTGTATTTTATAACAAATAATTCTAATAAACTCAATATTATTTTGTATTTAATTTCAGAATTATTAGATGTGTCACATATACTATATGTTCTATTAGTTAATGATGAATTGCCATAATATAGCAAAATATCCCATATTATCCATATAATATCATGAGTACTTCCTTGTGGTGCAAAACTCCTATTTTCACAAGCACATTTTTTCTTCTTTTTTTTACATATATTTTCATATTCTATAATCCACTCAAACCAGTAATACACATTAATTATATTTTTATTTATTAAATTATACACTAATTCGTTAATTGGAATTATTAATTCTTTGGGATCATCCTCTTTTATTATATTTTCTATATATGTTACATTTGGCGCTTTAAATCTTTCACTCATAGATGCAATATCAAAAGACTCATGTTTGTCTAGTTTTATATCACATATAACATTTTTCTTTAATGAAAAACATAATACACACATTATTTCACAAAATAATTTTCTTATTTTGTCATTATTTCTCAAAACTAATATATTTTGACCATAACCATTAGCTATTATTGTTTCAAAATTGTTATACCTCATATTTAAATATAATGCCAATTTTGGATTACCATTATGTATATATTTATACACATAATATAAAATAATATCCCATAATTCTAAATAGTGTCCGCTGCATATAAATTCTGCACTCCAATAACATGCATTTTCTATTTTTTCATCACATAAACTTTTAATTAACTCATACCGTGCTTTTGATTTTTGAAATTTTGAAAATGTAATGTTTTTAAAATCACTGCGACCATCATTTATTAAACAATTATCCATGCTTTAATAAAATAATTTACTTAATTAAAGTAAGGTTAATATTTTTACTAAAAAAACATAATATATTAAAAATAAAATATTAATATATTATTAATAATATATATTATGAAACTAGAAAAATTATACAAAATACTTTATAAATCATATAATGATTTATTAAACTTAACATTATTACATAAATTATTTTTATTTTTTTTAATACTAATATTTTTCTTGTTACTAAATAATAAGCGTTCTAATTATGAAAATTATGAAGATATGACATCTGGTAAAAAATTTGAGACTAAATATGATGATGCTATATACGATTCATTTTATGTTACTTATTATGACGCTTTATATAGTAATAAAGAGTGTAATGTAGAACAATTAAAAATAATTATAACTTATGCTAAAAATAATAAATTTGTTAAATTTTTAGATATTGGTTGTGGTACAGGATATCACGTACATATGCTAAATAAAATGAAATATAATATTACTGGTTTAGATAAATCACAAGCAATGATTAATAAGGCAAAATTAAAATATGCCGATTGTACATTTGTAGTTGGAGATTTTTTACAAAACAATTTATTTGATTATGCTAATTTTACACATTTACTATGTTTAAATAAAACATTTTATAGTTTTAAAGACAAAGAACTATTTTTTGAAAAGAGTTCTTTATTATTAAATGCAGATGGAGTATTAATAATACATATTGTTGATAGAAATACTTTTAGTCCATTTGTAATATCTAAAAATGATAAAACAGTATTATTTAATACTAACGATCTTAATCTTAATGAAAATAAAAATGACAATAAAACTTTGTCACTAAATATTGCTAAAATTAATAATAATTTGGAATATATTTCTGAATATAAAATATTAGATAAAAATATTATTAAACACAAAGATGAAACTATAAATGTAATTAATGATATAGAAAAAACACCGTTTTCTTGTTATGATGAAAAATTTACAAACTTAGAAACAAATGCCGTGCGAAAACAAGTTATAAATTTATATATTCCTACTATTGATGAAATAATAACAATGGCAAAATCTAAAGATTTCAAAGTTAAAGATAAAAAACCATTGCAAACATGTGGTATAAACACTGAATTCTTATTAATATTGAAAAAAAGTTCATAAGTTCATAAATTCTAATGTTTATTTTATTAATATAATAAGTAATAAACTATATTATATTAAGAAAATATATTTTTTATAAGAGTTAAAGTTTAGTAACGCAAGTTTAGTGTCTTTTCTTATATTTGCGCCGCTTTCTTGTGCCTCCTATACGTGGATCTTTTAATTGAGTCTCTAGATTCGCTATTTGTTCACGAATTTTTGCAATATACCTATTTACTATTGATTCCTCTTCTTGAAACTCTATATCAAGTTCTTTATTGAATTCATAATTCTCATCTCTAAGAGCATCATTTCTTTCTTTTAAAGTTTCAAATTTTGCTTTTTCTTGTGGATTTTTTATACTATTTATTTTCTTAAATGCAGTATTTGATTTTGCCTGGTGTAATCTAGCATCTCGCAAATTAATTGATTTCATAGAGCGTAACATAGATTTTTGGTCGTCCAATGCTTTTGTCTTAGTCTCTATTAAAGTTTTCCACGATTCGATCATTTTTTTAATTTCTTTTCTTTTCTCGCTTTCTATAACAGGCATATCAACTGCAATTTCAGTTATATTTCTTGGTTTCCTTCTTCTTGTTCCTAAAAAATTTGAAGCTCTTGAAAATAATTTTCTAGTTTTACTAAACCTACCAAACATACTACTATTTTATATTTTAATATATTAAAATATTTAAAATATTCAAATATTTAAATTAATTAAATATTTGAATAATTAAAATTAACAGTCCCCTTTTTTCTTTTTTTTTGGTGCAATAGATCCACCCCCTCTAACGCGCGTTAAAGCGTTATTTACAAAATTCACATCACTATTTTTACCATTTAAATTTACGCTATCTTTACTATCTCTAAGTTTCATTGACGCACTGCCGATTGTTGTTAATCTAAGTCTTTGTACTCTTAAATCACTGCTAACATTATTTAATGGTTTACCATAAACTTGGGATGACTCTTTTCCTAAAACAGAGCTATAATCTATATTTTTATTCATATTATTTACTAAATGTGTATTATTTATATTATTGATATATGCACTTCTTCCTAAACTAAATGTGTTTGTTCTATCGGAAACATTTGAACCATTTGATGGCATTGAAAAATTAATAATGTTTGCTAGTCCACTCATAATATAATATAATATATTATATTATAAATTAATAAACTACTATAAAATTATTGACTATAAAATTATTGACTATAAAATTATTGACTATAAAATTATTGACTATAAAATTATTGACTATTAACCCATAGATAATCTTACAAATATTATATAAACAAGTGTATGTAATAGATAACCAAATAATGTAGGACAATTTGATTTGGTTAATATATTTCCAAAAATACTATTTGTAGCTTTAAACGTATAACTGTTAAATATTAATAGCACAATTAATCCTCCATAAATTGAAAACCCCCATTTATCATAGTTATCTGGTTTTGACGAATTAGACATTTATGATATAATATAATATAATATAATATAAAATTTTTAGTATTTTATAAAATTAATGACTAGGGACCCATATATAATCTTATAAATATTATATAAACAATTGTATGTAATAGATAACCAAATAATGTTGGACAATTTGAGTTAGTTAATATATTTCCAAAAATACTATTTGTAGCTTTAAACGTATAACTGTTAAATATTAATAGCACAATTAATCCACTAATTATTGAAATCCTCCATTTATCATAGTTATCTGGTTTTGATGAATTAGACATTTATAATATAATATAATATAAAATTTTATAAAATTTTTAGCATTTCAAATCTAATATTTTTTACTACTATGTTTTGTTTTTTTTCCACCATAACCTTCATTTTCTAAACTTGCACATTTATGTCCACCAAAAATAAAATAAAACCAACTAAATTGATCACCATATTGACTTTTTTGATAATATATATAATTTATAAATCCATAAAATAATGTAATAACAGATGTAGCACCTAATACATAAGTACTATATAACATTAATTCATTTGTATTTGTACTAATCATATTACGAGCTTTCCAAAAATTCCGCTGTGTATTAATTAAATATAATAGCAATAATAACCCAAAAAAGATCATATTTGGAACAAACTGACTTTTACTGCTTATTAAAAAAGTTACATAAATAAAAAAGGACATAATTAATGTTTCTATTACATTTCCACTAGTCCAGTCATTACTAGCCATAGCATCTAATTTTGAATCAAAACTCCATCCACCAAGACCCATAATAAAAATAAATACCATTAATAATGCTAAAAAATGTCTTGCAAAAATATTTGTGGATATAACATATCTCATTTGGCAACTCAATAATTCACTAATAAATCCAGATGTTACAATTGTAAATAATAAAAATAAAAAGGCAAGTCTTGGTAAATAAGCGCTAAATTTTTCTAATGTATTAACATCTTTATTTTCTGTATAATTATTTTGTGTTTGTTTTTTATTATTTGAAAGCTCGCTTCTGTCCTTTCTAATAACATCATTCATTCTATTATTATAATAAAGTATTATAATAAAGTATAAAATAAAGTATTATAATAAAGTATTATAATAAAGTATAAAAATAAAGTATAAAATTATAAATTATCAATTACACTAGAAAGTGATTTAGAAAGTTCGGTATATTTTTTACATCTTAGACAATTTTCATTTGTTTCATCTTCCATTAGATTTTCTAAATCTATTGTTTTGAGAGATTTTTTTTCATTAATCATTGTCATCATGCACTTTGCACATTCTAAATCACATATTTTTTTTGTAGAAGTTAAAATTTTTTTGGTTTCAGCATTACCTTCAACACCCCCCAACTCTTGCATTAAACCCTTTAATTTATTATCAATAATTTTAAACAAATTATCTGTTTCTATTTTTGATGCATTTGCAGTAACATCACTATCTGTCTTATTAAAAATAAACCCTTCTTTTATATTGACCGAATTAGAATTTTGATTTGTTAAAGACCTAAATGACAAATTTTGTGCATTTTTAAATTTATATTTGAAACTAAGAGAGAATATAAATATTATTAATATGCTTAATAATGCATAACTTACAAAACTAAAATTATTGTTATTTTTCATAATTAATATACTATAATATATTATAATTATAATATATTATTTTAACTTAATTGTGTTAAAAGAATATACTAAATTCTCTCAAAAATATATTTTTGATTATGTTCCATTCATAATTTTGAAATCTTTATAACTAATACGTTTAATATTGGCTTGTTGTGGTTTATTTTTTATTTTCCTATGCCGGTCTTGCGCATCTATTTTAGCCTTTGTTTTTAAAGCACTATCAACATACATTTCTTTTAAATGTTTTCCAACCATATACGAACCTTCATGCTGATCTAATTCGCCGTCTTCTATCTTTTTTAAAATAACTAAAAATCTTTCTAATATTTTTAAATCTAAATTATCATTTTTAATTTTATTATACAATTCAGTATAATTATTAAATAAAAATGCACATTGCTTAACACATATTGAGTCAAATTCATTTGGATTAGATTTACTTAATCTCTCATATTTGTGCTTTAAAAATACAAGATGGTCAACAGATGCTTTAATAAGAGCACTTTGTTTCTTTTCTCGTATTTCTTGGGTACAATCTATAGTATCATTTGCTTTTATCATTGATGCCAAATCGAGTTTTTGTTGTGGATTTAAAATATTTGAAGTGGTCATATTAATTATATTATATAAAAACTTTTTATATATTTAATATTAATTTATATTAATATTAAACATGGCATATAAAATTAACAATAATTATTATAAATTAATAATATATATATTAATTACATTATTATTATTAATGTTATATTTAGGAAGCACTAATTTAGTAGAAGGTAATACATGCATGGATACAACAGATTCAGTAGTAGATGGTGGATTATTGAATATTATAAGTTGTTCTAAGAATAATAATACTGCTAGCACTACAACAGTACTAGATATGAGTTCTATTTGTACTAATAATCTAGATAATACAACAAATAATATTATTGAATATGGAGGATTAGGAAATCCAGCAAGTAATCTAATTAATTCGTCGGGTCAATTATTATCAAATGCGGCTAATGCTCGTGGATTATGTTAACTACTATAAATGTAATTAATTTTTTAAATTAGATTATTATACATTAATTAATGTATTATTATATTATAATTATACTATAATAATTATGGGACTAGGAGACCTTGGTAATGCTTTTTTAATAGTAGTAATTTTTACATTGATTCAATTATTTGTAACGGTTCTTACATCATTAGCTCAATTTAAAAAAGTTTGGAGTCTATATAAATGTAATCCAGCAATAATGCCATTTGCAACTTTAATGGGTCATGATCCAACAACAATATTTCAAGAATGCACCGCAGAAACACAAGCATCATTTATGTCAACATTCTTAGCTCCAATTTATGCATCGCTAGAAAGTTTTAGCGCAAGTGGAAATGTATTTCTTCAAATATTTGATGAATTACAAGTAGGGTTGAATGATCAACAATTACAATCATTTAATATTGTTGAAAATATTGGCGACCGGGTAAGTGTATTTAATACTAATTTAAATAGAACATTTATCACAGTAAGTGATACAGTTAGTAAAATGACTGGTGTAATAACTGTTATTTTTCATTTATTAGCAACAAGTGTTGATTTAGGAGCAGCATTAAATAGGGACATGCCAGGATCTATAATGCGAATATTGCAGGTTGGTCTAGGTTAGGAGACTTTTTAAATAATTTATAAACTATAAATTATTATTATTTTTATAATAATAATATATAATTTTTAATATAATATGAAATCTGAAGACAACATCGAATATATGTCTATAGATAAAAAGATTAATAATATCAATGAAAATGCTAGTTATTATGAACTATTTAATTATGATATATGGATTACCATAATTGCTTTTATTATTGTTTTTTTTATAGCGTCATATTATATTATTAAATCAAGCATACGCTCATATAAAGCAACTTGGGAAAACAATAAATGTAATCCGATAATGATGCCATTTGCTTCAATAATAAATCCTGAATTAGCAAACGGAGATGATTATGGTTATACACTAGATAATTTTAATGACTGTTTAAATGCATTAAATGCTGAATTAGCAGTAGATATGACAAAACCAATCAATCAAATAAAAGATAATTTAGATGAGTTTTATAGAAGTTTATACAGTGTTGCAGAAACTACAGTGACTAACCTTGGTGCACTATTTACTTTAATAGTGGAATTTTTTGCAATATTTATTGCAAAATTTAAAATGTTAATTTTTCGTTCGCAAGAAGTATTTATTACTATTAATGATTTTTTTGCCAAACTAGTATCAATTTTAACTGTAATTTATTACACAATAATATTACTTGTTGGCGCATATAGATTAATATTTGTAGTAGCACTTCTTGGATTTTTACTTACCATTGTTGCACCTGCATCAGCAATAGTTACTATACAAACAATTCTTTTAGTCAATCATGTTGTACGATTAGCCCTTTTTGCCCCGGCACTTCCTTGGAGTCTTGGATTTTTTTTATCTACTATAATATTACTTATTATTAATATATTTACTTTTATAATTGCTTTTGTATTTTTTATAATTGTTATGATTGTATATTTGGCATTAAGGGGATTTGTTGGAGAAATACAAATTAGTGACGGAGACTATACAGGATAATCATTGTTATAATTGTTATAATTGTTATAATTTTTAAAAATCATCTCCAAATTCAAAAGTATTAACTTTTGAATCTTTAGTTGTGAGAGAATATTCACTTACACGATCTTCAAAAAAATTTGTTTTTGTTTCAATACTAATATTTTCCATCCATTCAAATGGATTTTTACTTTCATAAATTTTATCACCTCCTAGTTGTAAACTAAGACGATCAGCAACAAATTCAATATATTGTGTCATTAGAACTTGATTCATTCCAATTAATCTACAAGGTAATGCATCAGTTATAAATTCTAATTCAATAGCAACTGCTTCGCTAATAATTTCATGAATTTTCTGCTTTTTAAGTGGTTTTTCCAATTTGTTATGTAATAATACTGCAAATTCTGTATGAAGTGCTTCATCTCTAGATATTAGTTCATTAGAAAAAGTTAGTCCCGGCATTAAACCACGCTTTTTTAACCAATAAATAGCGCAAAATGCTCCTGAAAAAAATATACCTTCAACACATGCAAAAGCAACTAAGCGCGTAGCAAAATTAGATTTTTTATCATTTATCCATTTTATAGCCCAATCTCCTTTTTTCTTAATACACTCATATTCGTGTAATGCATTAAATAATTTTTCTTTTTGTACTTTATCTTTAATATATGTATCAATCAGTGTAGAATATGTAATAGAATGAATACTTTCCATTGCAATTTGCAGTCCATAAAATGCTCGCGCTTCACTTAATTGTACTTCTGTCATAAAACGAACACCTAAATTTTCTAATACAATCCCATCACTTGCTGCAAAAAATGCTAAAATCATCGAAATAAAGTGCTTCTCATCATCATTTAGCGTATCCCAATCTTTATTATCTTTGCTTAAATCAATTTCTTCTGCTCTCCAAAATAAATCTTCTTGTTTTTTGTACATTTTCCAAATGTCATTATCTTTAATAGGAAACATAACGTAACGATTAGCGTCTTCTTGTAATAATGGTTCTACATTACTTTTACTCATCCTATATACTATTATAATATAATATTTATATAATTTTGAAATATATTTTTTTAATATTTTAATTTTTTGAATTTAATTTTTTTGAGTTTAGTAATAATTTTATTTGGACTTATTTTATTTGAGCCCGTTTTATTAAAACTTGTTTTAATATAAGTTAAAGTATTTTTATATATTATAAAATGGCATTTTTTAATATTTCTCAAAATACTAAGCGTAATATATTATATTTAATAATTGTTGCTTTAATTGTAAGTTATATAATGAATAATCAATCATTAGCGCTAGTATCATTACTATTTATAAGTGTATTAACATATATGTTTACCAAAAATATTATTATATCACTTGTGTTATCTATTATTATTACAAATTTACTATTATCAATGAACTATTTTGTTATTGAAGGTTATATTGGAACACCACCAACACCACCAACACCACCAACACAAACAAGAGAAGCAAAATCAACAACACCACCAATACAACTATCACAACTAACAGACCTAATGCGATCAATGCAATCATTGCAAGCAATGCAAATGAAAGAAGCAACACAACCAACACAACCAACACAACCAACACAACCAA